GTGTCCTGCATGTCGCGTGCAGGATGGTCGCGCGGCACGTTCAGCGCATCGAAGTTATAGTACTCACTCTCAATGAGAGGACCTTCCGCAAGCTCGTATCCAAGCTTGGTGAAAATCGCGTTCGCCCGCGATATTGCCGCGGAAAGCGGATGCATATGGCCTTTCATACTGAGCTAGTATACGACACATCCAGATGTCACGAAAGCTGAATCACAGAGGCTACCACGATGTCTCACGGTAGGTACGGCCGTCAAATACAACAAGCGTATCGTTGTCCCGAACGCGGAAATCTACAATCATGTCCTCAAGGAACGGCTGGATGTTGCGTTGCGTGCGGCCGTCAAGCTCGACAGCATACACTCCGCGAAACGTGTGCACAATAACGACATCTGAGCGGCCCGGATAGAATTCGTAGCGCATGATCGGCTCTTCCCAGTCGATGATAAACTGCTTTGTACATGTTGCCGAGCAGAAGTAGTACGGAACTTGTTCGTCCCTTCGTGCCCAGGTCGCATGCACATTCCCATCATTGAGCCACGCAACCACGCCGTCGCGTTCGCGCACACAGTCGAGCGGGTTGGCGTCGTCCGGCTGCGTCAGGTAGTTCGACCGAGCGCCTTCCAGCAGCAGGGAGCGTTCTCTCGTATTCGTAGCCGACTTGTACGCGAAGTGTGCATCACGTATAACTCCATCTGCGGCTGTAGAAACCTTGAATGCCATAGTCGCCCCCGGTTACGCTGAGACTACTTTCACGACGCCTTCGTCATTCCACAGGTCGCCGGGAGCCAGCCCGGCAGCAGATAGCGGGAGGGTCGTTAACAACTTGCCCACGAATGCGGTCGCGGTCAGATGGCCGTCATCTGTCAGGGCAAAGACCTGCTCTCCGTTCGGGTTCGAGTACCTGAGGAGTGTCAGCTCCCCGGCCACGTCCTCCAGCGTGTAGTCGATCTCATCGCCAGATGAGACGGTCTTGCTCCTGAATCGCAGCCTCGACACGGTCGTCGTATCGTTGAGGTGTGTGACGGAGCCGCCCGTGTCAGACGAGATAGTGGAGATGGCTCGTGCCGCGGCATCGCCAGTGAGCATTTCCTCAAGCACGACGATGAATGGGTCGTTCCCCTCGGACTGCTCAACCGTGTAGGCGACCACCTCTTTGGGGCCGAGCATCAGGATGCTCGATGTCTGACCAGCAGCCGTGAAGGTGCCTGAGTAGCTTGCCATCCTCTTCTCCTTAGACGGGCCTCTCGGCCCCGGTGAGCATATCGGTCAGGGCGTTGCGCCCGCCCGTATCTGCCTGTGATAGGTCCTTGACTCCCTTCGCTGCCTCGGCCAGATTCGCGGCTTCCTGCTGCTGGGCCATCTGTTGTTGACGAGCCTGCCTGATTAGCGCAACCTCGTCGTTTGGCACCAGTACGCTCGGAGGAACGCCAGTCATATCGCCATACTCTGTGAGCAGCTGGTCTCGGTCAACCTTGTCCATCGACTCTGGGTCAACCTGTGCCATCTGGAACGCGAACCCTGCGAACCTCTCGAGTCCTGCAAGCCCGACCATCTTCTGTGCCTGAGCCATGATCGAGATGTACTCGACCCTAAGTGGGCTTCCACTAAGCTCCTCTGGGGGAGGAGGCAGGAGGCCCTTCCTCAGCATTATCGCGAAGGTGCGATCGATGAGCGGGTCTAGCAGGTCTTGGTTCAGCTGCTCGAGGACTGGGCCTAGTGCAAGCAGCTTCTCCTCGTGCCTCTCGTCGATCTCGCGTGCGGTGATCTGCCTCCTGTCGCTGTACGCCAGCATCAGGAACAGGTCCTCGAAGAAGGCTCTCTGGATCCGCTCCCTCACCTGCTGCTGCTTCTGCTCCAGCTCGCCTATGCGGAGCTGAACCTCGTGGACTGGCCTGAATCCGCCCTGTCCCTCCCTAGAGTCGAGGTATGTGATGTCGCCCGGGAGGAGCGAAGCCTTCGCGTTCCTGAGGCTGGTCGGCCCTGTCATTGGTGGATTGACCATCTTCTCTATCGCCTGAGCGGACCTCTTCTCTCCCAGCTGCAGCTGTTTGATATCGCCGAGCGCGGTCATCGCTGGGCAGTTGGTTCCCCAGACATCCTCGCCCGTGACCTCCCAGCGTGGGACCAGTATCGGGAACTCGTCGAATCCCTCCTGTAGCAGGAACTTGTTGTCCTGCACAGGCTCACCCTTCTCGAAGTAGCAGGAGGTGAACTTCTTGTACCTCGACTCCATCTTTTCCCCATCATACTCCTCGTTCGGAGCAATGACGTGGATGACGTCTATCCAAGCCTCAGTGCTTCCCCGTTCGTACAGGTTACGGCAAACTGTCGATATGTTCGACCAGTCTATCTCGCCCTTGGCAGACCTCTTGGAGAACCGCTCGACCACCTGTCTGGCAGTCATCCTGAACTCCCTCGAGAAGACCCTGACGTTCAGCCTAGCATCGTTGCCTACGGCATAGCTGCCTATGGGGAACGGGTAGCACCTAATGACGTCATCTTCATCCTCGACGAGGGCCATGGCGGCGGTGCCGAACAGGCCGAGGTCGGTGTAGAGTGTCGGTAGCGCGTTGTAGAGGTTCGACCGGAGGAAGACTGTGTTCATCCTCTGGGTGACATTGTGCAGCCACTCCTTGACCCCAGACATCTCAGCTAGGTCGGGGTCAGGCGTGGTCAGCCTGAACCAAGGTCTGGCTGGGCTGGTGACACCTGACATCATCCCGGACGAGAGCGTCCGTAGGGAGAATGTGGCCGTCGAATCGATGATTTTGTTGGAGCGGCGGTCACCACGATTCACGTCACTGACGAAGAAGCGACCCCTGCGAGGCAGGATGAAATCGTTGAGTTCCTTCCAGTGCGTGATAAAGGATGACCGCTCTAACTCCAGCTGTCCGCGGATTAGCTCAACCCGCTGCCTCTTGTTGAGCAGGGTGCCTGACATGTCGTGTGCCATTATCGCCCCAGCAGGGTCTTGCCCTGAACGGGCGCCAGATTGGGCCCGCCGGGTCCGGTGAGGATCGTCTTCGACCTGCCGTACTTGGAGCGTTCCCTGCGCCTCAGGTTATCAGCGGCCATGTCACCAGACTGAGCTGCTGCCTCGGGGTCTACACGAGGCGAGTCCTCGATGCCCTTCAGCAGCTTGTCTGCCTTCTTAGCCGCCTTCTTCTGTTGGACTGCCCCGTATGCCTGAGCGCCTATCGAGGTGGCCAGTAGAGCTGCTGTGGTCAATGCACCCATCATTTCACCTCGTACAGGTAGCTTCTCTCGTGCTCCCTGAACCCCCTCTTCTCGAGGGAGTCTGGGTTCACTGGGCTGTTGGACTCTAAGGTCAGGACGACCCAGTCTGAATCACGTTTCCCCGCGTCTGTGAACTCCTTCAGGAGCCTTGATCCAGCACTGGTCCCCCTGAACCTGACGGGCACCCACCAGTAGACCTCAGTCAGGACCTTGACGTTGGGGTTCATCCAGTGATTGACCATCATCCCCACCATCAGCCCTGCAGGCTCACCCCCCTCGGTCTCTGCTATCCACGAGTACGGCTGCTCCATCAGCTCTGTCAGTATCAGTGCAGCCTTCTCTGGTGTGTCGGGGAACAGGCTCTTGTTGGTGCCGTACTGGCTCGCGAAGTCCTGTAGCTCGGACATCATCCAGTCTACGTCTGACTCCATGGCTGGCCTTACCCTCATACCCTGCTTGCCTCGAATGGGTCGTACTCGTACTTGGCGTGTTCTGTCTTGCCCCTCATAGACAGAGGGAGGAATTCCTCGGTCGGGCTATCAGGGACTGCGAATGTCAGTGCTAGGGCGTCAGCCAAGTCGGGTGACCGTCCCAGCCTCTGCTTGATCTGGTCCTTGTCCTCGAGTGCGAACTTGCCATTGACGAACGTGTATGTCGGTGTACACAGCTCTGCGGTCAGCTCTGGGATGGGTGGTAGTGCGCCTCCCCTCTTCACCCAGTCTGCCATCAGGAGCCACATCTCCGTCCTCCTGTTCCTGTACCTAGGATCCAGTGCAGGTGCGTGGAACTGGATGCCCAGTGGCTTGTGCCCTACCGATATCAGGTTGTCGATGACCCCGTGTCCCCAGTGTCCCGTGTCGTCGATAATCTCCAGCTCAGTCCCCCATCTCTGCTGTGCGAGCATCACCCTAGCCGCTATCTCTGTGGTCCTCTGTCCTCGTAGCTCTACTGGGGTGAATGCTGCCAGACCCTGCCGCGGGAACAGGACGGTCCTATCGTCACCGAACCTAGCCACGTCGATTCCCAGTCTCTTCTGTGCCCACTCGTACTGGTCGATGCTGGGGCTGCGCTTCATAGCTGCTGAGACATCGTCAGGACCCAGCAGTGAGTTGATGCTGGCCGGAGGGAACCTACCGAAGACGTTGACCAGCACCCACGGGTTCTCCCTCCCGTACTTCTCAATCTGCTCCCTAGCCCACTTGACGTTGATGCGTGTAGATCGGTTGGGGTCGTCTGGGTCACCCGTGATCTCGAGTACGTGCCACAGGTCTCGGTCAGTCGAGCAGGCCCTGTAGAGTGGACCCTCGAGGTGGGTCGGGTTCCCAGCCTGCACTATCTTGAGGAAGTCTCCGCTCTGGTAGGTCGAGAGTCCACCCTCGGCTGCAGCCATCACTGACTCGGGTATCCCACCGCTCTCGTCGAGTACGAACAGCAGGAACTTGCCGTGCATACCGGCCAGCGTGTTGGCCTGCTGTGACTTGTCTCCTGACTTCGGCCACGTACGAGCTGAGAAGAACCAAGTCTCGGGGTGGTCTCGAGCTACGACTCTGCTCTTCCCCCACTCGAAGGCAGCTGTGAGGAACGCTGACCGACCCATCCACTTCGCTATCTCAGGCCAGAGGTTGTCGTTGAGGTTGTCCCCAGTGATGCTGGTGGCAGCTCCCTTGGGGTGCTCTCCCTCCTCAGCGTAGCAGGCGAGGAAGTTCAGGATGCACCAAGCGAGCAGTGCCGTCTTGCCGGGCCCCTTGCATGCCTTCATAGCGATGCGCTGCTTCAGCGGGTCAGCGAACGCGGCCAGTGCCTCCAGCTGCCACGGATCAGGCTCTACACCGAACTCCTCCCTGACCATCGCTGCAGGGTCGCGGCGCCAGTGGGCTAATCGTTCCTGAGCCATCCGGAGCGTGTCGGGGGGCATCCCGCAGGTTACCTGTGCATATCGTTGAGCCACTGGAGGAGCCGCGCCAGAGCCTGCCTATCCCTCACTGTCGTTCCTCCTAGAGCCAGCGACCAGCTGCTCGAGTGTCGGTCCCACGTTGTGCTCTAGTGGCTGGTTGGGCTTGCCGTACCCGTGCTCTGATGCCCACTTCAGTGCCCCTAGGAACAGCGGGTGGTCGGGGTCAGACAGGATAAGGGAGACGGACTCCATAACGTCCTGCTTCGACGCTAAGTCCCTGCACATCGCCTTAAACTGGTCAGGAGGTCTGCCACCGCCCGGGTTGCCGGGCCTGCCGCCACTGAGAAGGGCCCCACGTCCACCCGGCTGGGGGATGAGGTGCGGCACCCGTGCCACCTTGACTGGTTTATCTGCCATATCGGCGTTTACTTCGCTGAATAGGGAGCAGATTTGTGATGTGCTGCCTTCTTCTTCTTGGCTCGCTTCTGCGGGATCCTCTCTTCCAGCAGGTCGAGTGCGCTGGCGAGGCAGTTGATGGCGGTTGCCAGCTCCTCGATGCTGCCGTCCTGTCCCTCTATCTCGTCGCGGGTCGAGCGCAAGTCCTTCTCGTGGTCGCAGATTCTGGAGTAGACTAGGTCCAGCTCTGACTCTACCCCGAGCAGGGTACGCAGTATCCTCTGGGCTGAGCGTACTGCGTCTTGTAGCCACCAGCCTATTCGGGTAATCAGGGTGGGTGGCTTGAACGGGACGGCTCCCCAGTAGGGCCCCTCCTCCAGATCCTTCTCGATGCACTCCCTGCGCTCACATTCACCCCAGTGTTCATCCCCGCAGTCGCATGCCAGATCTGGGTCGGGCAGGTACTGTGCCGGCGTGGTGAGTGAGGCGTATGTCAGGTACTCGACGGGCTTGGTCCGTGTCATCAGGCACTTATCCGTGGGATGAGTATGCGGTGCGGATCCCTTGACTTTGACTCCCTGCGTATTGCATTCAGAGCGCACAGTGCGTATGCCTGACCTGAGGATAGCCCTGAGCCGTTGTCCATCAGACCCATCATCTCTGCGAAGTTGGGTCTGGCCTCGACTGCAACTTTCCCGTCTTCGAGGTCGTGAATCGTTATCGTGACTGTTGCCATCGTTCAGTCCTTCCCCCCAGTTGGTCTGGGTGCTTGTATCGTGAGTGGCTCGAGCCTCTCTCCCTTCCTGAGACCGAGCCTTGCCTGCTCATGAGAGCAGTAGAGCCGAGGCTGGAGACTGGGCCACAGCACCATCCGTCCACTAGAGTCAACCACAACGTACCCAACCCAGTCTCCAGCCGCGGTATCTAGGTTCCGTCTCATTGGGTGAAATCTGTACCGAATGCTCTATGACGCACAAGTCTGTGCAGCAGGGTGCGGGGATATATACCCAGCCCATAAAAGATAACGAGCAGACTGCGATAATGTCACAAACCTGCTCCTGAAAACACGAACCCCTGCGAGTCTCCGCCAAGAGATAGCTCGCAGGGATCCGGCACCCACTCCTTTTTTTTTCTGTTCCTCTGCAGGATACAGAACAACGCTTCTAACACTCACGGGTGGTGAGACTGAAGGCACCCCCCTGTAAGTCCCCCCTAAAAGAGCCACCGCGTGCAGTGGCCGCGTCCATCTCTCCCCTCCTACGAGGGGCGAAGAAACGAGGGATCTACAGGAGAGCGCCACCCAGTCCCACGACCCGTTGCTAGCACATCTCACGGTGTGGAGCCGACATCGGCAGTGCCCCCACGTGTCTGTTGCGACACGCAAGGGATAGACTAGCGAGTGCATACACGGTAACGCAAGTCTGTGTACACACCCCCACCACCACACCCCAACCACACACCCCCAATTTCAGCTAAGTTGTTGGAATTAAAGGGTTTAGGGGGGGGCTTGACAAGCTGTGGGGTGGGGGGTTAATCTTCCTTCCAGTTGGACGCTGTTTGAAAATTGAAGATTCGAAGGGAGGCGAGGCGAAGACCCCTGACTACGCGGGGTGCCACAGGCCAGACAACTGGCGAACGGGGCGACCTCAGCTCGGGCGGATTCAGCGAAGCCCAGACGATACGAACGGGAGCGGCGAAACAGCGCCTAGGGGTTGGAACCCCCCCCTCCCAATTTCACCAGCAGCGCACGCAATTCACACTCGCACTCACATACACAAGGAGTTCACGATGAAGGTTCACTATCAGTGCCATCCTTCGCTGCCGCACCAGCCATCGTGTCACAGCAATCGCACTCGCAGGAGTTCCCACGCGCAGCGCGTTACAGCGGATGCTGCCAAAGTTACCTGCTTGCGCTGTCGCCAGCTACGGAGACTCGACGACCCCCCCCCTGTAGTTCACGTTCACACACACACAAGGAGTTCACGATGATCATCCGCGTCCATATCGCCAACATCGCGGCGCTGGAACTCGCAACAGAGATCCAGAAGTCGGGCCACTCAGCCTCGGTCACCGAGGGCTTCGGCGCAGGGCAGTGGGGGCTCGAGCCGACAGCGATCGCTGAGTTCGCAGTCCCAGACTCGCAGGAACTCGAGATCACCCACGACTGGCTGAAGAAACTGCTCCGTCTGAGGGGTGAGACCTGTGCTTACGTCACTATGAATGGGAATGAGGCGTTTCTAGTCTACGCAGACCGGGACACCACGCCCGAGTGCATCGGCTGACGGAAAACGGGTGGCTGGCGAAGGAGGGGTTCGACTCCCCTCCCACCCCATTGCAGTTCAATGCAGGCAACCCTAGCAGGAGAACAGCGATGAGAACCAACGACCTGAAGAAGGGCCGGTCAGTCCGACTCTACAACGGCTGGGAAGCACGCCTCGCGGACAACACGAAGGGCAACACCCGCCGCGCGACAGTGTACGGGCTCCACACTGAGACGGGCTCGATTTACTGCCACGACATCGCGGAGTACCTCACCGACGACTGTAGGTGGCAGCCGGTCGAGCACACACCCGCACAGCTGGAGTGCAAGAGACTCAACGCAGCCCTCTTCGGCTAACAACACAGCAGGAGAACAGCGATGCGGGCGACCACACCTCACACAAGGAGTTCACGATGAAGCGAGCTGACCTGCTGGACCGGGGGGCGCTGGACAGTGCGAAGCGGTGGAGGCCGGGTTACTACACTGACGGCCCTGAATACGAACAAGCGCTATCTGTCGCCTGTTCAGCGTTCCGCACTACGTTCGTTCGTGGAGACGGTCAAGGGCAG